CTATCTCTCTTTATAACATCTGTTAAGTATGAGGGAAAAGCAGACTTTTCCGACTTTAACATAGATACCTATTTGCTCCTGCTTCCAGGAGAGGATTAGGGTAACTCTCAACGTCTCTCAAGCTTAATTTTGTCCCACGGAACTTTACCACGATGCCTCAGGTATAATAGGGTCTGTAGCTTTAACTTAATCCATCGTCCTATCTTATCGATGTGGCCGGGCACTTCTTCTTGAACTTCTGGACAAATCCATTTAGCGAATGAGTCCATCAGTACATATGCTTCAATGAGTTTATCAAAGACAGCATCAAGAGTCTGTGGCACCGTCTCCGCTTCTATACCGAAAAGGGTAGGAGTAAACTCCTTAACCTTAGCGGCCAAACTAATATTTATCTCTTCAATAATCTTTTCAATAACATCGCTTGTTGGTTTCCCTTGTTTAGAAAAATAAGGGACCAAGTCACGGGTCACGAAATGAGTCTTAAAGAGAAGAGTTCCCTGAACAGGGGACATAAAATTCTCGATAAAGAACGGAAGGATATCGGATATTTTATCTTCAGGTAAGAGGTGATTCAGGTTGAAAGACCTCATCCAGTCAGAAAACTTATTTAATGACAATGGAGTAGTATCTGGGAAGGTTGCTAGTAGCAACAAGGGTACAACCCTTGGGTGTTTTCTAAGTAATCTTAGATACCCGGAATTCAACCGGGATGTTACTATGTAACCAAACCCATGCATCCTCGCAAGGTGACTGATTTTGAATCGCGGCATCCTCCTTTCCTTTAGAAAGAGAGGAATCATCCCTACAAGGGACTCCGAGGCCAATCTCATCTCACCGAACGAGAACGGCGAACACTGCTCACATTTGTAATAGAATTCCTTAGCGAACTCGAAGCTACCATTTGTAGATTCTAACCCTTTTCTCGCATTAAGCGGTACTTGGAGTTGTTCCATTAGTCTCCTATACTCATTAGCGACTGGTTTCCCCTTGATAACTATATCATCTCCTAATACGAGGTACTCTTCAAACCAGTGGTCTTTTTCAGGTAAGGCCCTAATAGCGGCCATTTGAACAATGAAATGATGGGTCAACGCCAGCATACCCCAAGACGTCAGGGCACCCATAGGTTGTCCTACGTTGTATACAACCTTTCTCGAATCAGTAACAAGGTTATCGAAACGAGTTAAGGCGTGTAATACTTCACTTGGAATAAACTTTTGTGTTAGCGGATAAGAAAGAAGACTCGGACTCTTAACGGGTTTCATCTTTAGATATGGTGTACTTATTTTTGGGATTGAGTCACTATTCTTCCTTCTCTTTAGGAAGTATGGCCTTCCTACTAACAATAGTCCCCATAATACTGCTAAGAATGGGTCCTTAAGTAGTTTGCCTAAAAGCTCCACTTGTAACGTTAAAGGTAAACGATCAGTGGCAGCAGATAGGTCATAAGAAAAGACATCGCTATCTTTCTTACACTTCTCCGCAAAACCACGGACGCGACCTCCTTGGTCAAAAGTGGCATCTTGCGGTATCATTCTGAGGACATCGAATATCCAATTATGCAGAGGTCTTAACAGACTCTGCGTCCAGAAATCCACCGAGGCAAACACTCTTATCTTCCCACCTTTCTCCCATTTAAAGCTGAGTTTCCCAAGAGCTTCTATCCTTTTGGAAAGAAGATTGGATGCCCAGGGATAAAAGGAGAATTACATATAATATGCTCAAAATTTAAATCCCGAGGGTCTACTGTTTTATAATTTATAGTACGTTTTCTTTTGGTCTTCGGGTCTCTGGGTTCCTTAAGTGTAATCTTAATGTCATGACGACATACGTCTTCAGGCACGCACATGTACGATGCCTTGAAGATAAGATCAGTGACTTGAGTCATTCCAGTGTGTCTACAAAAGAGTTCCAAAATATGGCGGAGTGGATTATCCCTCCATGCTAGGGCATCTTTGCCAATGCAGACCATACTCGTTTCTCGACCATAGGCATTTGGACCTTGACTTAAGATAGTTTTGGGCTCCCACTTCCAGTTTACTTCATCGAGTTTCCTTCGTTTTATTAACTTCAGAAGTCGATTAATAAAGGGTTGCATATAGTCAACAAAGGCATACGGATACATCGGGTAATAATAAGAAGAATATTCCTCCATTCTCACCCCTGGTAGTACTGAGTACTCTCCAGATATCACGCAATTCACCATTGAACTTATCGGTTGGTATATTGTTTCCAATCTCCATTTACCTTTCACCGTAAAAACTCGGTGTAGTTGAAATAGTGTTAACCAAAGTTGAATATGCATCTTATCCCCCTTGCGGATCATTTTACGATGCGCAAGTGGAATAATGCGTGGGAGACCTCCACCCGTACAGGAGACTCTAGGACTACTCCTAAGAATAGGAGGTGTCTTTTTTGGGTCCGAGAGGCTCTGCATTAGGAGTAATTGGCATTTCTTGAGGTAGTTAACTAACCCAAGGGTACCGTTAGACCTATATAACCTTACTACGTCAGTGGCAAAAGACAATGAGGCTCCATTTAAGCTTACTGTTTTCCTCCCTAGTACTACAAAGCTCACCACTTTCATGATGAAACTATGCAGCACTCCTCGTCTTTTTACGAACGAGACCCAAGATAGTGCTGACTTCCGAGCCCTCACCCACGTATTATACGAATGTATATGCGTTGCAAGTAATCTCTTCATGTCAATACCCACGCTGATCGACCCATAGGTCGCGTAAGTACATCTTTCGAAACACTATCCCTTCAGTTTCTTACTCAGGATCATCCAATCCCTAAACAGGATTGGGCCCCAGGCAAGGCTGCAGGGTGGCTTGTTAGCCTAAATGTCCTTATAGCTATTGCTACAACAACATCGTAGGGTTGTACATCAATGTGCACCTTAACCTCTAGTCCCCGGTGATTTCGAGTCCTGTGAAGTCCATTTCTGGAAATCATAGAACCTCAGAGCTATAGACTGGGACCTCACACTTTATATGAATCAGATCTGACTTGATCCACACTCGGTTTGTTGTTCGGCATAATCCGAATCAACAAGTTTTCCTTAAGATAGTATAACCTTAGGAATTCTATAGCACCCAATAGTAAGGATTAGGCCCAATGATCTGATTCATTGTTACCTTACATATCGCAAATACTCATTACTACAGGTTACGGATTACCTGACATACTGCCCAAAGGGTTGTTTACCTAATCCAACATCCAGAGAGTCTGGGGAGACTCCTTTCTGTTCTGAACATCAGACGGTTGGGAGGCCTTCGCTCCCATGGCGCAGGGTAACGCCGCGGCTCTCGCCCTTACAGTGCTCACGGGCGCACATTACAGTCATGTGCTTGCGATCGATCGCACCATAAGCCCCGGGGGGGTCGTGAGGTTGGTACACCTCACTGGGCTGCCCGGACCCCCTAGGGAGTAGTGACACTCTCTAGTTTCCCGGACCCATTGTGCTCAATGCAGTCAAAATCTTGTATCCTTAGACTCTTTGAATCCTTGGATAAGGGAGGCAGCATCTCGAACTCGTAACCAAAATTCGAGGGAGAGACGTACCTTTACTCCTGACTGAGGGGGAATCTGCTGAAACTTATGCAGTACTCCTTAAGTGGAGGATCAACCTAGAGGGCTGAGAATCCTCGAAGGGAACTGATCAGTACGAGGGGAAACCTTAGTACATTCGTCTTCCATATAAGGGTGAGACCCAAATATAGTTAACTTAGCCTATCGATAACCAAGCTCATATGAGTCAGTTGACAATACTATCCCCAGTAAAGGTGGCCTGAGTTACTAAAGTAGGCGTGAGCCATGGATAAATAGCATACTCTCTTGGAGCATCTATCTATCTCTCTTTATAACATCTGTTAAGTATGAGGGAAAAGCAGACTTTTCCGACTTTAACATAGATACCTATTTGCTCCTGCTTCCAGGAGAGGATTAGGGTAACTCTCAACGTCTCTCAAGC